CGGCACCGTTACCTGCTGATTCCGCGCTATCAAGTCCACCAAGCATGGTTTCTATAAACCCTTTAGCAAATGATGTTATCTGCTCTTGTAAGGAGTTTTGGATACTGTCTAGAATAAGAGTAGCAAATCCTTTACCAAAGTCAACTTCTCCCTTCATAGCATTGATAAGTAGCTCAGAGAAGTTACCTGCCATGTCGCCTGCTTTAGTCTCGTTAAACATAGCGTCTTTACGCTGTCTAGCAAGCTCTTCTTCAAACTCAATTACATCTTCATTAAATTTAGCAATTGCAGCAAGCATCTCTTCTCTAGTTTGATAATCCTTATCTTTGATTTCTTCGAATCTTTGGCTCAATACCTCAGCTTGGGCTAGCGCATCTTGCGTAGCTTTCATGCCAAGTTTAGCAAAGTCTTCGTTAGAGAAGGCCGCACCAATATCTTTAAATGGCTTTAAGGCTCTTTGGAAGTTATCAGCAAGCTCATACTCTACAATATCTGCGACATCTTCACCAACATTAACAATAGCTTCTGCTAGAGATAGTTTGAGTGCATCAAGGTCTTCAGCAGAGATATCTGGATCAAGCATAGCAGCTGCTAGCTGGTCTTGATAGTGCTTAAGGTTCTCGCCATACTCTTGTATAACAAGTTTGGCCTCTTCGCCTAGCTGTACAAACTGCTCAGTTGACATAGAGATACCGGCCTGACCAAAGGCAGTATTCATCTTCTCTATCTCACCCATTAGAGAGTCTTTAATAGCAACTCCAAATGCTTCACCATCTGCTTCGGCTCTTTTAATTCTCTCTTGCGCAGCTTGGGCAGCTTCAGTGTCTGCCGCCTCTATTGCTCTATCATAAGCCTTAGTTGCAGACACTAGCTCCCTGTAATAAGCAGTGGCTTGATCAAGTTCTTTATTTTGAAGACGCCAAACATCAACCCCGTCAAGACCTATAAAATCAGCTACATCAAAGCTAGTGAATACTTCAATAGTGTCTCCAAGCTTATCAACTTCGCTGTTAATCAGCCCTAGCTCTAAGCGTAACCCAGCCAGTGCATCGCGCATTTGGTTATCAGTCATGTCGCTAGCTAGTATATCTGTTACTCTACCGGATACAACTGCAGCCTTCCCCATTAGGGCGGTGTACCTAGCGGCATCCTTAGCCGCCAAGCTTAGGAATTCGCCTTGCTTAAGAGTTGAAAGTGCATTGTCTCCGAACACCTTAGTTAAATCACTAGCTGTTTTAAGGTTCTTAAACTGACTAGTTAATGACTCTAACTTGGCTCCGGCTTTAATTACTTTAGGTATTTTAACAGTGTAGGCTTGCAGCTGCGCAGTAAGCTGTTCAAGCTCTGCTCTACCTTCTGCTAAGGCTTCTTCACTTATAAAGTAACTGTCAGGTCCTACTTGAGCGTCTTGTATCTTATCAGAAAGCTCTATCACAGCCCTTTGCAGAGCATCAACCATAGCTAAGTCATCAGCATCGGCAAACTCAAAATCTGCTTTCTTGATATTGCGGAAATCTATATAAAGGTCATTATCAATATCATCTAGAAGCCTTTGAGCAGCTGTTCGGAAGTCAGCCCCTTCAGGAACAAATACAGTATCGTCGAAGAGGTCTGCCTTAAGCTGTCCCCACCAGTTACTAATATCGGTTCCTAAGTTATCTAACCCCCCTTTGACCCTTTCAAAATTTAACAGGAAGAATGTTGCAAAGTCTGTACCTATGCTTTGTAAGATAGAGCTACTGCCCACGTTCCTCAAAGAATAAAGAAGGTCATCTGCGTTATCCTGAACTGCTTCTAATGACTCTTCAGCGCTCTGGCTCTTTATGTCTAGCTCAACACCCCAATCGGTATTAAACCAAAAGTCCATTGCGTTATCGTATAGGCCTTGTAGTATGCCTTTAGTCCTAACCATCTCATCGTTAGTGCCGCTAGCCATAGCAGATACAGAACCAAACAAAGCAACGAAGCCTAAAAACATTTTAGTAAAAGGAGAAAAGGATTTGACAAGTTTCCCTACGCCTGAAGAAACAACTTTAATAAATCTACCAGCAGCACCAATAGGGCCTAGCATAGCAGTCCATGCAAGATCTGCTGCAACTTTAACCATTGTCCAGCTACCTGCAAGAGTAAAGTTTTGTATTGTTAATCTAGCTTCAGCGGCTATTGTGGCATAGAGTGCTGCAATACCGCCCCATAGTTGTTGAACATACAACTTCATAGCTTTTGTTCTAGTGCCAGAGAGCTTGATTCCTTTTAAGGTGTCTGCGTTGATGCCTCTCACCTTAGAACCGAATTTCTCTATCGCAACCAATGCTTTAGGTTTAATTATCCCTGATAGCCCTTCTCCTCTATTCATGGCTATAATTGAAGCACCAAGGAGTTTTACTTTAGTGATTACCTTATCTAGCCATCGAGTACCTGTGTTGCCGATGACAGCCGCCATTAGCCCACCGTTTGTAGGAGCACTAACTGCAGCCTTAATAGCAACAATTCTGGCCATAAGAACTTTAAAGGCAGTCTTAGGTTCTCTGATAAGCTTCCAACCTGCCTTGCCAAAGATACTTAACCCAAGTATACCAAAGATAGGGTCAACCCCCGGTATAGCGCTTAACGCACTACCAATAAGAGGTATTTGTTGTAGTATGCCGTCACCTAAAGCGTTAGCAAAACTAAAAGCTGCAGCTACTAACGCACTCACTATTGCAGGGATACCGGCAATGAGGCCACCTAAGGCTCTACCAATACCTGCACCAAGCACATCAGATACGGTGGCTACGGTGTCTATTAGAAAGGTAGTATCTAGTCCTGAAGCTAGAAGTCCGCCAATAGCCGCAGTTATTGCAAAAGGAATCTTACCGTATGCTAAGGCAATACCTTGTACTAAACTACTGGCTAATTGATCACCTAACCTAGGGAACTCTTCGTTCAACGCTTGTATAAGGCTTGAAGCCATTTTAAGACCGAAAGTAATTGCTGTAATAGCAACGACCTTAGGGTTAAGAGTCGCTACTGCACTAAACACAATCTCAATATCGTCTTGCAAGTCATTTTTGAAGTAAGAAACTAATGAGTCTTTTTGGGTATTAAAGCTTCTTTTAATATTACCAAACAGGCTTTCAACGGCGTTGTTGAACCTAAATATTTCTTTGAAGCTCCACCATATATTGCCTGTATAGTTGTTTATGCCGTCAATTAAGTCAGGCCAATGAGAGTGGCCTACTACTTGATCCCACAACCAGAAGAATGCTCTCTCAAGTAACTCAATGCCTTCTATCATAGGATACACAGTTACAGCCATAAAGTAGAGGGTATGGGCCCTAATTGATGACATCATGTCTGAAAAACTGTTAGAAACAGCTTTAGCTACTTTAGCAATTACCTCTTTTATAGTTGAGATACCTGAGTTAATACCGCCTGCAATCTTCTCACCAATGGTAGTGAAGGCGATATCGTCGAAAACATCGTTGAGGTCTTCAAAAGCATTTGTAAGAGGCTCCATTAACCGCTCTATTCTTAGAGCTTGAAGCTTTCTCATTTCGCTAACAATGTCGGCAATGTATTCCCCTAAGTTACCCATTGCTGTTAATGTTCTATTAATCTTACTTGGCTCTACAAAGAACTCTCTTAGCGCAGTCCCTGCCTCTTTTGCGTTAGGGCCGAAGGCAACTAAGGACTTAGACATACCAATCAGTTTGTTTGCTAATGCACCACTAACACCTGTAGCGGCAATAAACTCTCTAATTACAAGCTTAAGTCCGCCAGCTGTCTGAGAAAAGCCTTGTCCTACTGTTGCATCTACTGCAGCGAATTCTTCTTCAATTACGCCTTTCTGACTCTTAAAGGCATTTACAACTACCTCTGAGGTAATCTTGCCCTGTTCAGCCAGCTTTCTAAGTTGTCCTACACCTACACCAAGCTCTGCTGCAATAGCAGAAGCTACTCTAGGTGTCTGCTCCATTACGGAGTTTAATTCTTGTCCTCTAAGCGCACCAGCAGCCAAGCCCTGTCCTAACTGGACAATAGCGGCATCAGCTGAAGCGGCTGAGGCTCCAGAAATAGTAATAGCTTTCTGGATTGTTTCTGTTACTTCAAGTACTTCATCGTTAGTTACACCAAGGGACTTTGTAGTCCTACCAAGCCTGTTATACAGGTCGGCAATACCTTCAAGAGAGCCTCGGGCTCTAAGAGATATCTGGTTTAACTCGTCAAATGTTGTTTTAAGCTCTGCAGTTCTGCCCGTTACTAGGGCGATCCTGTTTTCAACTAAGGTAAAGCTGTCTACTATTCCAGTTAACTGCTTCCCAATGTATATTCCTGCAAACGCTGCACCTGCAATCTTAGCTGCTTTAGCTAATGCATTCATGCTCTTTGCTGCTTTGCCTACATTATCATCTATACCTTTTACGGATCTCTCTAGCTGGCTAATGTCCTTCTGAGCTTGTTTAGAATTTGATTTAAACTCAAGTCTAATTGCCATGTCTAATCCTTATATTCTTTCGCCGCCATCTTTGTTTATTGTTTCAAACAGTACACCATCAATAGTGTACGTACCTAATATTGCTGTTTCAATAAACCTTGAAGGCGCTTGTCGAGAAGAGCCTTGGTTTAAGTTTTCAATATAAGGTGTACCGTTTGTAAGGTATAGCGTCTCTATTCTGTCGTCACTTACTGGGGGTAAAAAAGAGGGCAAGTTAGATCCATTCTTAGCATCCTTGAACTTATTCTTCTCAGTTGTGAGAATCCATGAGTTCCTTGCCCTACCAGTGTCTATAGGGGTGGACTGCTTTACTTTATTCATAGTATCAAAGGCCTGCACTCTAGCAATATTGTTGATTTCTCTTTTTGTTTCTTTGTCTAGTTTCTCAAATTCTTTGGCAGCACCAATTAACTTAAAGCTTACTCCAGCCATATTACACCTCTACATCAATATCCCAATTTGTATCACCCATTATTTTAGAGAAGAAAGGAGATTGAACAAGTTTGCTAGCGTCATCTTTAGTAGATCGGTTAGCCGCCTCTTCCTTTTCTCTTTCCATAACATAAAGTGAATTAAATAATTCGTGGGGTTTCGCCTTAACGCCCTGAGCCGATAATCCATAACAGGCTCGGTGATCATCTCTCCAACCCACAGGTCTTCTTTGAAAATACTCTGACCAATCCAGAACTTCTTTATGTGGCCAGCTTTTCAATTCAGGAACTCGCCTACCTAAGTGATAGGCAAGTTCGTGAAGTTGGAGGTCAACATCGTCAAGACGATTTAGTCGTTTCCCTCATTGTCATCAGTTGCCTTAAGTCCATTAAACTCAAGTACAGCTTCATTTAGCTCTTTCAAGGCAACAGGAGAGAACTTATCGAGCTGGCTATCTTTTAGCTCTTTCATCTCTGCAATACCGGCGCGAAGAATTGCACCAATTGCTTTCTTGTTACTTTCTAGAGCGCTAACATCCTCGATGTCTGCTGCTAGTTCAGAAAACCTAGACACATCGCCATACGATAGCTCAATTAAAGTTAGCTTCTGACCACGGTATTCAAACTCTTTCGTGGTCGCAGTTTCATCCAAAAACTTATCAATATCCATAGCCATGGTTATACTTCCTCATTCTTATTGCTGTTAAAAATATGCTTATTGTGTTCTTCAAAATCATCAATCACTTTCCTTACGGCATGTAAGGCGTGGAGTGTGTTAAGGACTTCAACCCACTTATCTGACTTCTCTTCAAACTCTTCAAGTCTGGAGGAGGTCTTATAGAAACTAGTGTCAATAGCTTTCTTCATCTTATTCACAGTTACCTTCATCACATAAGGCTGATCGAAAGGTGTTGTATTTTCTTCTGACATGTTATCACCTGTATAGGTTAAATAAAAAATAAGGGCCTCCCGAAGGAGACCCCGTTATATACGCTATTAGGCGTAAGTAGAACCGTCAGCTGCGTAGCTGAATGGCCCTTGCATCTCACCGTCGATTGTCAGAGTGACATTCAACTGGTTTGAGTCTGTAAGGTTAGGTACAACCTCAAATGATGCAACGCTTCCAACAAAGTAGAAGTCAGAGAACTCTCGGAGGTCTCCGTCGTCATCAATGTAAGGAAGGTCTACACCTGTCGTAGGATCCTCTGCCTGCTTAGAGTTAGCCAAGCGAACTCGGAACATACGCTTCTCGCCATCTTCCCGCATGTCCGCAATGAATGCGTGCTCTGAAGGAACATAGTTGAAAGTGAAGTCCATAGAAGGCGCATCAGACTGACCAGCGATCTGTGAAGATACTGCTTGTCCGTACTGAGGAACGTTTACGATGTTAGCGGGGATACCCAGATTCGGGAACTCACGGATACGACCGAAGTCAGCGGCAGTAGAGCCAACTGTCCAAGGTGTACCGATAGTCTCGAATTCTGCAGCCCAAGCTGAGGGGTCATCACCTGTACCGATGATAGAACCAGCGGTACCTGTGCCCTTAACTACGGGCATTTCGAGGAAAGTGAGGGAGGTATACATCCCTGCACCGATTGAAGTAATATTAGGCATTTATTTTCTCCTGAAAATTATTAAAAAGAGTTAAACTCTAGGCTGTAGTCAGCCCTGAATAAACTAGTGTCATCCTTATCGATACCTCTAACGTTGAGGATACCATCATGCAATTGAGTAGAGTTACTATAATTTGAATCAAACAATGTAGATAACTTATCTGCGATTTCATAGCATCTTGCTAGGCCCTTGTTGGACCTAGTGTATATTTGGATTATGATCATTCCCTTCTTATAAGTTGGCTTTGAGTACTCAGGTACAGGTAGGGATGCGGGTATTATCTCATAAATAACAAACTCATCCGGTGTTGTCTGAGGCCAAAAGTTAGCTGGGAAAGAAGTCACTCCAAAAGACTTCCAAGAGCTAGATGCAAATACAGCGTCTATAGATGATAAGAGTTCTGTATAGTTAGCCATACGTCCTCCTTATCTGGTTGATACAATGAATAGAATAATATAGCCGTCATCAGTATAGTTGATTATACGATGATCAGCACCTTGAAAGTGAATTGTGTCGAACTTAGAGTAGTCCTCGGGTATATCCTTGCGCTTAACAGTCACCTCTAACTTTTCAGTCACAGGGGCTATTCCAGCGCTTGTAAGGAAGTTATCCTTGGCCTTACCTATAATCCCCTTGAATACAGGAGACGTTTCCGTCCTCTCTATTACTTTAG